ACGAGAAATTGGATGTTAAGGTCCTATTCCCTATATGGGGACAAGAAGGGGCGGAGTTCGGGCTGTCGGTGGATGCCGGATTCTGCCTCAGGGTGGTTAAGGACGATACGGATATCCTTTATGAAGTTATTCAACAACATACATTATCAAAGGAATGGGAACCCGGATTAAATACGGCTTCCTTATACAAGGTCATTGATAAGGAGCATGCCGGGACCATAGGGGATCCTATCCCGTATTTCCCTCCAATGGAGATATTCAAGGATAAATATTACATCCAGAACGCTGATGTATATAAGTGCACTAGGGATAGCGGAACTCCTCTTAGTCATAATCTAAAGGACTTAGTAGGGTTGTATGTTGAGGTTGTACAGGGCTAGTCGTATCTACCCCCCCCTATATTTGGCTTGTGATATGATACAAGTTATTTTTGGCATAATAAAATGACATTTGTAAATATATTTAAGTATGGCATTACAAAAATTCGGTTTCGTAACCGTCGACCCGGTATCAGGATCAGGAGATCAGGCGGTTAATTTCTCCGGTGAGAAACACACCGGTCGTCTTCAACGCACTATCAACCTTATGGTCACCGCGAACGGCGGGGCTAAGAAGGCGTTGGTAGTTAATCAGGCAGCGGCTGCTGAGGTGGTAAGATCAGACAGCCCTAACGCTTCCGTACAAAAGACAGGTGGTAATGTTACCATCACCGGTAAGTCCAACAGTACTAAGCTTACGTTCGCGGTCACGCCGGCTGAGGAGAACGGGCTTACGTTACAGCTCCCGGCTAACTACACGGCGGCTGGAAAGACTACGGCTAACGGAGCGGTTATCGCCGACGATCCCGGAGCCGCTGGCGAGTTCGTTTGGAGCATCACGATCTCGAACGTACCGGCCAACGTCACGATCGAGGAACTGACAGCTACATTGAAGGTAACTACCGCTGGTGGCCAGACAGCCAATGTGACGGTAACGCAAGCCGCTGGAGACTCTACTATCGAGCTTGACAAGGAGATTATTAACTTGGATGTAAATGGTACTCAACAGACGGTTAACGTAACATCTAATGACAGCTGGACATGGGCGCAAGCTGCGGCTAGAACCGTATTGAGAATGATGGGACGATAATCAGTTTCTTTTCTCTTACTCAGACCCAGATCGACTAAAGCCGGTTTGGGTTTATTTGTTTTGCTATCTTTGCAATAGAACAAAAATAATACAACTATGGCTAATGATTTGAATATTAATTGGAAGGACGGGGTAGGCGAGGTAACGGACCAGCCTCTGACCGTCAGTCCGGGGTCCGGGGCCGGAAGCGCCCCCGTTTCCTTTGGCTCGGTGATGAACAACGGTCTTGATCGGACTCTTGAGCTGGAGATAACAACTCCAAAAGGTATTAAGAAGACGCTCACGGTGAATCAGGAGGGATGCCGGCAGGCTTATATTACGAGTGACGGCAAACGATGGCTGACTAGCGACAATCGGGTGTATGGGGTTTTGAAAAGCGATGCTCCGTGCGAATGCATAGGTGATTGTCCTTGATATTTTGTTTTTACGAATTTTGTAATTACATTTGTGGCGCATGTCCATCACCATGCTTTTCGTCGCTAATTTATTATAAGGGATACCGGTCTGTGATGGGATCGGCATCCCTCTGTTTTTTAATATGGAGAAGATAAATGTTTTCGATGTTCAGGTTCCTGATGGGAGACAAATCCGTTGTATGTCGTATAATAAGGTTACTTATTTTGATCTTGACGATATATGTAAGTTATGTTTTGACTCATCCGATCTACATGATGTGGCTGACACTAAGGTAATGAGTGAGTTCCTGCACCGAGAGGGTGGTCGTTATTGGACTACGATAGATGGCGTAAGGCAGTTGTATCGTAGGATTGAGTGTAAGATGTGTTTTGAGGTTATAGAAAAATTAAAGAAATTATGAGAGAGATGGAATTTGATTTCGTGATATATCCGTTGAAGTTGATTATCACGGTTGGGTTGGATTATAAGACATTGTGTGATCGTTTCGAAAATATGGAGCCTGAACACGAGGGGAAATGGGGAGATGAGGATGATATGGACAAGGAGGCGTCTTTCGCGAATTTGGTAAGGGATAGGTACGATGATGATAAATTCGCCATACTTTGGAATTTTTCGAGCGACGATGATTTAATAATGAGAAATATATGTCACGAGTCATTCCATATAGCAATGAGCGTATGTCAGTTTTGCAATATGTCTCTTGGTTTTAAGGTTGGAGAGGATGAACACGCAGCGTATATAGCCGGCTTCGCTGGTGATTGTGTTAGCGAGTTCATCAATAGCAAGAATACGGATTAAGTAATAAATTCTATAAGGAATATAAGAATATCAGCCTCCGCTTATTTGTGGGGGCTTTTTGTTTATCTTTGTCAAAAACATGAAGTTATGTCGAGTTGCGTAATTAAAAGGAATAAGGAAGGTAAGATAACCCGTGTCTTGACCCCTTCCGGCGAGGTATCTACCTTGTTCGATAAGATAGCGGGTATAGCCGCCGTAAGTGACCTTAATAAGGCCGCTGAAGCTTATATGACTATTTATAACGATAAGTTCAGGTCCAAGTTTGGAGACTGGACGAGATCCGTGCCAAGGAATAAGGAGGCCGCCAGATCCATAAGCGCCAGACTTAACGCTAGCGAGTGGGGGCAACTTATGTCAGCCAAGGTCTTGTCCGCCATAAGCGATATGGATGCCCCGGCGTTGGCCAGAAGTCTCGGGAATAGCGACAATGTCGTGGCTTATCTTACCTCCGGAGAGGTAGGTGATGTCAATGATATGGCTGTGGTAGATACATCTACGGTACAGGAGGTGGATCTGGATTCCATAAACGAGGATAATATTGGCGATACGATACTGAAAGAGGCGTCATGGGATGATATAAGGGCTATCAGGGAGAATATAGATATTAAAGAAACAGCCCGTATGCTATGGAAGGCCGTGGAAAGCGCTTTTACCGGTCAACGACCTAATATCAGGGTGAAGGGCGGAAATATAGATGGGGAGATTATATTCTCCGGGAATGTCTTGCCGTTAAACGATATTGAAGATTATACGCCCCCATCTTCAAGATTGGTGTATGATTCCGGTGAGCCTCGCCTGTTCTTTAAATCGGATGACGGCAAGATACATGACTCTTACGCCAACGCCATAAAAGGCTCGTCCGGCGGGCGGATCGAGGCCGGGTTCTTGGCCGGCAGTGTCGAGGAGAGTGACGTCCCGTCCGGTACGGCTGATATCTCCTTTGGCTCGTCCTCCATAACCCTTAACAACAGCGAGTCATTCATACCGGTCCTTGGTATCAGCTCAGGCTCTAATATAAGCACTCGTGGAGGGTTTGTCAATTACCTTATCAAGAAAGGTCTGTTGAGCGGGGAGCGTATAAGGCTAGGGGATAGGTATTATCTTACCGGGGCCGGCAACTCCGATGGTCTTAAGATCTATAACGCTATGGATGCATTGTCTAGGCTAAGGAATAGGTTTGGAAGTCAGTCCTCCGAAATGAACGTATTGGGTTCTATAGGTTTTGATACGGAGGTAAGTAATGATCTTGATCTTATCACGACATCCGGGGAGAAGGTCACGGTAAGCAGGTCTGAGATTAAAGGCATGTTAAGGCAAGGTAAGTTTGAGGAGCTTAACGATAAGTATGATGGGTTCATGGAGCTAGCCTTGTCGTTGATGATGGAGGATAACGCTTTGTACGGAAGCAATGTCCGTGGGGTTATCGAGAATGAGAAGGCGGAGGATCTCCAGAATAGGACTGATATCACCAATATCTTATCCACGTTAGGTATCCGTGTGATGGGTATGTCCGAATATATGGATAAGTATAAGATGCGTAATGGCGTAGATCCTTCCGCTAGGGCGTTATCCGATATGGCTAATGGCGTGATAGCATTGGCTGAGGGGGCTACGGTAGAGGATCTTAATGAGGAGGTGGCTCACTTCTTGATCGATACTTATCGTAACCAGCAGGAGATTGATGAGGTTCTGGACTCTGTTGTCGGCACGCCATTATGGAATCAATTCGCCGGTCGTTACTATGAGGTGTATGGGAAGGAATACCAAGGGGAGGAACTGGATCGGATGGTGAAGCGGGAGATCCTAGGTAAGACGTTGGCCCAGCGGTTCGTGCCGGGCATGGAACAGGCGGTAGAGGATCTGGCCTCGTCTGAGGACGCCCAGCTCTCCTTGTTTGGCAGGATGGTACGAGCTATACGTAATTTCTTCTCTAGCCAAAGATCGGATTTAAATAAGGTACTTGATAGGATAAAGGAGTCGGCGTTAGCTGATGATCCAAGCGCATTTGACGTGCTTCTGTTAAAGGATAGCGACCATCTCATGTACTCATTATCGGATGTTGACGTGGCTAATAAGTTGATCAAGAACGGGAGGTCATTGGAGAGGCTATACACTAGGTTACAGAGGATGAGGTCAAGCCAGAGCCAGAGGATCGGGGAAAGCATCTCCCTTCTACGTGATATAGGCGAGAAGGTAAGACAAGTCGGGGGTGAGCTAAATAAGAATAACAACCTATTATCCACCAAGAGCGTCATAGC